CTCCATAGGGTTTGCGTAGGCATCATCAGCCAGAAGGCGGTTATGAGGAGGAATGCCATCTCCTACCCGAATCATATGACAACAGGCAAAAAGCCTCAACACAACTGAAGCAGAGACTGCCTGCCTAAAGCTGAATTTCCCACGCCTTTGATCAATACGTGCCGCACTAACCTGCGGCACACCTCTACCCAGGCTTGGCCGGATCAATGATCACCGCGCAGACCTTGCCACCGGTGTAGATATCTCGCTTCATGGCGGCACGCACCGCCTCTTCAGCGCTTGCCCCCATATCCATTGCAGCCAAGGCATATGCAGCGCCACTGCCGATGGCGTCAGGGTTGGACAGCTCAAGCTCCTGCTTCCAGATGCCTGTCTTGTCGTCATGACCGACCATCATCAGCTTTCCACCATCGACGACAAAGCCCGAGCACTCCACGGGAGCCGGTGACGACGTTCCGAAGTAGGCAGAGATCAAGGCTTTCTCATCGCATACAGCGCCCGACAGGAAGAAGCTGACCCCATCGACAACCTGGCACTTAGGTGCGGCGTCAGAAACGATGCGATCGCTTCGGGTCTGGCGACCGTCATAGGCGATCACACCGTCTTTGTAGGCAATGGTCGTCATCTGAACCCTCACAATTGCGCGCCACGATTTGGCGCATTCGAAAAACGTGGCGCGAATTACTTGTTCCGGCGATCGATCCCACCAGGCGCTTTTTCGTAGCGCAGGCAGTGCTCGCAGTTCAGCGCGCGGCACAGCCATGCCTTCACCGGCCGCCAGTAGGTGACCATGAAGATGTGCCGAGCACCGGCCAGAGCCAGGGACACATGCAGCGTCAGGCCGGCGGTGGTCGGACCGAAGAAGATTTCTTGGTTGCGGCTCATCACGACAAACCCGCTGATGGCGATCGTCGAGTAGATCAGCTTCCCAAGGATGCCGTCCCTCACCTTCCCGCTCAGTACGCACCAGGTAGCCCACAAGGCGATCAGGCCGCAGGCGATGGAGTTGATCAGTTCAAGATTCATGGTGGATTGCCTCCCCCGAACCGCTGGCGGATGAGTGCCCAGAGGTCAGCGGATTTGATGGCTCGATTGATGGCCGCCAGGAGCGAGCCGCCGAATGCGCCCAAGAGGAAGCCGACACCGGCAACAATCTTCGGCTCGGTCACGCCCAGGTAGGTGCTGACCATGCTCGTCAGATAGATCGAGCAGGCCATCCCTGTGATAAGGAAGATCACCCAGGCGCGCCAGTCCGACAGATCATCCTTATGCCACCAACTGGCGACCACGGCGCCAACGAGGCCCGCGATCAGCAATTCAAACCTGTCGATCTTGTCGAGCAGGCGCTGCAAATACTCCATGCGCTCGACTCCGTGGGGCATGTTTGAAATAGGTCAGCCCCGCCACTCCCAGCTCATAGCAATGGGTGTGGCGGGGCCGAAAATGAAAAGGCCCCGGCAAATGCCGGGGCCAGAACCTGTAACGAAAGTACAAGGCGAGCAAAGAGAGCTACGGGCGCGGCTCCTCGCGCCTTATGGCAGCAGATCGTAAGTCACGCACGCACGACTCGAGGTACTGCTGTTTGCAGTGATCCACAGTCCATAGCCAGGCGGCAGTTGGATCGGGTACGAAAGATTCTGAGAGCCACTGCCCAGAGTCATCAGGATAGGTTTTCCGGCATAGTCAGAGCCACTCTTCGGAGCCACTGTCCCAGTGATGAGGCCGGAAAGAGTGGTGCCGCTCACCGATGCCGTACGAATCACGGCGCCCGCAACGTTGTCAGCCGGTTGGATGATCGCGCCAACACCATAGATGTCCGAGCTGAAGAATTTTGCACCAACAGTTACTGCTTCCATATTTTCACCTTTTAAGTCGAATGATTTGTCGCGGAGGATTCCGCATTCATGTCGCTCAAAGGCGATCGCTCGAGGCTCGTGGCCTTCTCATGATTCAACGTCCCGCATCGGGAACATTTGATCTGGAGCTCGGTAAACTCACCCACCCGGGCGAGAAGTCTGTTGCATTTTCCGCATCTGCACTCTTTTAACATCTGCAAGTCCATTAGGTTTTCTGCTAGGCTCCGTCCCGCTCGCGCGAGCAGTGAGGGCCTTGGCTGGCTTGCAGGCGATATCTGCGATCTGGCGTCTCCCTTGGGTGTTACAGCACCCTTTGGAGTCGCCCTCTCTTTTTCTCCGTGCATAAAAAAGCCCCGAACTTGTCGGGGCTTTTTGCTTTCTGACGGGCATAAAAAAACCGGCTTCAGAACCGGCTTTTTCAAGTAAGTTGCCACAGGCAAAATACTAACTATGGAGAAATCATGCCCTCAGCCGTGCGGGAAGTCAAGCAGCCTCTTTCATCTTGTAAATTACCCCGCCAATTGGGCTTAAAGCTCGAGCATCAATGTCGTAGCAGGCGTCGAAACACAACTGCACAAAAGGCTCCCAATCCCTCCCCCACGCCGCCGATGGAAGTTTGATGCCGTACTCGGCTTTCATCCATGTACGGAACACCTCGGGCTTGATCAGCGGATCAGCGTTGGAGGATTGCCCACCCTGATGCATGTGCCGATAGCGCCGGAACACGCCCTTGGCGACATAGCTGGCCCTGTCGCGCTTGCTTGCGGTCATTCGCTCCACCCTCGAGCAAGCCAGGTTGAAAACCGCCTGCTCCGCCTCCTCTCGGTCATCATCGGAAGGTTCGGCCGAGTACATGGCGTTTCCGAACGCGCGCAGCTGATAGTGGAGGCGCGAGATTGCTGACTGTATCTGGCCGGCCAGAGCTCCGTGCACTGCGTGATCCGCGGTCGGGCCACGCTCGGTCTTCTGCACCACTACCCCCAGCTGGGCGGCGTCGGAGGTTTGGCCAGGGGCCGGGTTGTAGTTGCAGTCATGCCATGCCTGGCGCGCCGATTTTATCTTCATGCTGCAGCCCTCTTCAGTTCCCTGGTCTTCGCCCGGTACTCGGCCTTGATGGCCTTGATCTCTTCCACGGTGTACTTACGAGCCTCATGAGGCCCCTCGATCCATGCCACCTTCTCGGCGCCGATGCGCAGCACCAACCGGATGCGGTACTCCACCGCGTTGCCGGACAGATTGCGATTGCACTTCACGCATTGGCGGTGGATGTTCATCGGCTCGAAGCGCAGCTCTGGGCACGCGCCGACCGATCGGTAGTGCCCGGCGTCCCACCGGCTGCCCGTGATCAGGTCGTGATCGCTGGGCAGCGAGTCGCAGCTGATGCAAGGCAGGTGCGCGTCACGCCGACGCACGAACTCGTTTACCGCGGCCTGAGCCTCGCGCAGGTGGTCAGCCCGGCTCTTCAGCTTCTCCTTGCGGACCTTGATCTCTCGGCGCTCAACCTGGGCAAGCGACTTGCGCGCCTTCGCCTGGTTCACGTCCTTGATCGCCAATCCACACTTAGGGCTGCATACAGCCTGCCCCAGGCGCTGCGGCGGAAAGCTGATACCGCATGCTGGGTTCTTGCACTTCTTGGGGCGTGGCTTCTTGGCAGTGAGGCTCATGCAAAACTCCCCATCTGGTCGGCGGCCGACAAGGCGTCCTGTTCGGTTTCAAAATGCGCGGACAACACCAGGCGCCAGCAGGCGTTGAAGACATCGCGGTACAGGGGCTCAAAGGCTGTGTCGTCCATGCGGGCCCAACTGATCGACTTGGCTTCTTTGCGCACGCCGTCCGGGGTGCGCACAAGGTGGAAGTGGCCGGCCTCGATGGTCACCCAATCACGAAAGGCTTCGCGACTCTTGTCGACCGCGGGGAAGCGTTCGGCGCGGGCCTGCTCAAGACCGCTGATATAGGCCGCGACCGCATTCGACAGCTGCCCAGGCTTACCGCTCTGCGCCTCGAAGAACTTGGCCAAGCCACGGATGCCACGCATCTCCTGACGCGGGATCAGGCCGCCGACCGGCTCCCAGTAATCCCAGGCCAGATCGAGCATGGCGAAGAACTTACCGTGGAACCGCGGGTTGCGCATGCGGGTGAATTTGCCGTGGACCACCTGTCCGGACTTCCAGCCCTGGATCGTTTCCCGGTCGGCATCGGTGGCCGGCACCAGGCCCTGGGCGGTGCGAATAAGTGCGAGCTCAGCCATGGGCAACCCTCTTCAGTTCGAAGTGAACGATCATTGCGAAATCCCCTTCAGCAGATCTTGCAGCTGCTTCAGCTTGCCAACGGCTTCGGCATTGCTCTCGCGCTCTGCCTCCACAGACAACGCGACCTCTTCGATACGGCCGGCCAATGCCTTCATGCGCTTGCTGATCTCTTCGGCCAGGCCGACCACTTCGCCTGAAAGGCTGGCCAGGACATCCAGGGCGCCAGTGTCTGGCTTAGTGGCAGAAACAACGGCCTGATGGGCTGGCTTTGGCATGACTTTCTCGCTCTTGGTTTTGGTGGTTGCGGGATCGCGCTGGAAGTGGCCGTTCACTGGCTCGCGGATCAGACCGTGTTCTTTCAAGTCACTGAGACATGCACGGACGACCGGGAACTGGGCGCTGCTGGTATTGGAGGTCCGCAACGCGTTATGGATATCGAGCGCGGTCCAGTGCTGCTGGATCGGGACTACCTCGAATACCTTTCGGGCCAAGGCCGTTTGGCCGGCGAGCATCTGCTGTTGCCTGGACTCATTCACTGATCAACTCCTTGGCCTGGAGGGCTGCAATCTGGCGGCGGAAGAGACGCCGACGCAGATAGGTTTCGACTCGCGCGGCCTGGGCCTTCTTCAGCCGCTGGCGGTCCTGTTGTTTTTTTGCGTCCTGGACGATGGCTCGGACTTCGGCCAGCTTTTCGCGCAGATTCGGCGATGGCTCGACCACGTTGCCAGTCAACAGCCCAGCAACGGCCCGACCGTCATCAGTGATCGGCGCAATGCGCAGGTCGGCGAGGTACTGGGCGCCCTGCTCTTGCGGGATCAACTTCATCCGTACGGCCGACTCAATGGCGGTGACGCGGCGCACCGGGTCGAAGCCCAGCGATACCCGCCAGGACACCGGGGCAGCTTCCGCCCGGGCCTGGGTAACCAGTCGCTCGTAGGCGCTGATGAACGCCATCCGTGCGCCGACCTTGTCGCCCAGGGCCAGCACCGGCTGTGCGGCCGTCATGGCCTGCTGGATCTCGGCGGTCAGCACAACGGTTTCGCTCTCATCGTGACCGCTCAGGGCGATCGGCCAGGCCTCGTCCTTCCCTGGCCGGCCATCTACTGCCTGGACACGCAGCAGAATGTCGGCCATGGCCAGCTTGCCCTTCACTTCAAGCCGGCAGGCCTTCAGCGCAGCACGGACCACAGGCACCGGGTAAACGCAAAGATCCTCAGCCATGATCGCCGCAGTGCCAGGGCTCATTTCCTGACCCATGGCCTCGGCTGTTGCGCAAATGGCCGCTGCCAGCCCGGCAACCTGCTGGTCGTTCATTTCAGAGGTATTCATTGCGGTCACCTGCTTTGCGTTTGGCCAAAACCATCTGGGCGGCCTGCTCCGCTGCGGAGACGTTCGCTTCGGTGCGCTCCATCTGGCGGGCAGTGGTGCCGTTGATGCGCTGACCGGTCACCCACTGGGTGTGGTAGCTCTCGGCGTTGACCAGCAGCTCGTTGAGGCTGTGGCATTTGCGCAGAACAGAAGCATCGCTGGTTTTCAGGTAATGGGCGGCTACGTGGTGGGCGACATCAGCACCGAGGCGGTCGACCAGTTGGCCGAGCTGGCCACCAACCTTGGCGTTCCACACCGGCCAGGCGCTGTAGCGTTTGCGGTAAGCCATGGCGTAGTTCGCCCAGGCTTTGAAGGTTTTGCAGGTTTGGTCTTTGGGGCCTGGCATGTCAGCGGGAATCTCAACCCGCGGGGCATCGGTACGATCGACTACCAGCACCAAGCCGCAGGACTGAGCCGGTTTGCCGGTGGCGTCCTGCAAATCCTGACTGGTGTCCTGATTGGTACCCTGATGATTGGTATCCTGATTTGTCGGAGATTTTTCCGACCCTTGCCCGGATTTTTTTCCGATCTTGCTCGGAGATTTATCCGAGGTAGATCGGATATTTTTCCGACCCTTGTTGTTTGGTGGGGTCGGATATTTTTCCGACCCATCAAGCTTCTGGTTCCACTCGACAGCTTTCTCAGTCAGGCGGAAAAGCGTGATGTTCGACGTGCTAGAAAGCTCAATCAGTCCAGCCTCTTCCAGGGCCTTCAGCATGCGGTAAGCAGTGTCTGGCTTGTCAGTGAGCAGCGGCAGCTCCTCGATGATCTTGGCCTTGCTCAGCGCGAAGAAGATCCCGTCATCGGTCTTGATTGGCTTGGTCCAACTCGGGCAGCCATAGACGAAGGCGAACAGCAGGGCCTGCTGAGAATTCAGCCCCCACTCCAGCGCCTTCACCTGGTTAATCGTGACGGTGTATTGCATGTCAGCCATTCCCGACTTTAGCGGCCAGCTCAAGGAAGCGATCGACGTACCAATGGGGTTGCGTCTCGCGGGGGCATTGAGGTCTTGTGAGGTTCTTGCCGAACTCCAGGCCCTTTTTAGTCACAGACCAGAAATCGACCATGACCTGCTTGGAGTTTTTGCGCTGGAGCAGCTTGAGGTAGCCATGCTTCGCGAGGAGGCGATTGAAGGCGGCCGCCGTGCTGGCGATGCCGTGATCCTTGATCAGCGCGGTAACGGCCTTGGTCGGCATCGAAGAGCCGCCAGCAGCATCTGGCGCGGCGTCCACGGCGTATCCCGGAAGGAACTTGGCATCCAGCCCATTGTTGGCGGCGATCTGAGCCAGCATCATCATCTTGCTCGATGATGCAGGCTTCAGCAGGCGGTCGAAACATTCCAGGATGGCCAGCTCGCCGATAACCTTCGAACTGTTTGGCGCCTGGGCCGAGTAGGAGCCGGTCTTGCGAATGCTCGGCAGGACCTGGCCCACAACCCAATCCTCGAACTGCTCCGCGGCCGGGAGCTTCGATTTCATTACTAGGCGGTACAGGTCGCGCTCCGGAATGATGGTCATGAACCCACCACCCTGTTTCGGGGTAGTGGTCGCTGCTTTGCAGTGGCGAGCAACAGCGTTCTCCGGCTTGGAGTAACCGAGGGCGTCCGCAACGTCGCGCGCGACAAACCACGGATCGCCCAGCTTGTCGGTGATGACACGGATTGCGGCGCCGTCGAAGTCGAACGGAATCACTGAGGAATTTCGCGCCACGTTTTCAGATATCGCAAAACGTGGCGCGGGAATGTTAGGGCTATTGATCGATTCTGTGTGTTGGTACATGATTCGCTCCAGTTGTTTACCCCTGTAGAAAAAGCCGACCTCGTACGTCGGCTTTTTTGTGCCTGTAATTCAGGCTATGGATTTCAGTGGCCGAGCCGCCGCGAGCAGTTGCTCAGCTCTACGCCCCAACTCCCCCGCCTTCGCTTCAACCTGGCGGCATTGCTTGGCGAAGGCCGGCAAGTGCGGCAGATCCAGTTCGCACATCACCTGGTCGTCAAAAACTTCGCTGCCGGTGTCGATCACATCGCCGAGCGCACGGATCAGCGCGCCGAAGCTTTTGTTCGCGCATTGGTTGCTGGTCATCTGGCGGGCGCCGGTCAGTCCGTGGCGGCTCGCCAGTTCGTTTACGCAGTGGTCACGGAATTCAGGCTCAAGGGCGTTCACCCACGACTCTTCCAGCCAGGACGGCATTTCTTGATCGCCGGACAGCCAGCGCTGAACACGCTTAAGCCAGCGGCCGGTAGCCTTCACAAAGTCGGCAACGTCGTTTTGCAGAGTCAGTGCGGCGAAATCCGGCACCTCTTTGGCGGTAGCTTTCTCCGGGCACGACAGGTGCAGCTCGCGGCTCAACGCCTGGGCAAAGTCGTCCTGGCTCAGGCTGGTGCGCGCGATCTGGTTTGCAGCGTGGGCGACCAGCACCTGATCACGGGTTTGTACGGTGTGTCTGGAACTGGACGTTTGCATGGGGACTGCTCTCTTCTAATCTGGCTTCAATGGAACGGCGGACAGGGATGTCAGGCGGCGCCGCGTAGGACTTTGTGCGCCAGGTCGAGAAGATCCGGGCGCAAACCTGCGATGGTGATCTCCCCCCCTGATGCGTCCTGAAGGCGGTCTGCCAGGTCAGCCGAGGCTTTTCGATGACCGCCTGCTAGCTGCCACAGGTGCCCTACAGTCGTCTTGGCAGCGGCAGCCACTGACTGGCGCCGTTCGTTTGAAGCGCTGGCGAGCCAGTCACGCAGATGGTCATTCATGGGATCTCTCCTTAAACATGGGGGAAATTTAGCTTATAGCTAATATCGTAGCAAGGAATATTTAGCCGTGAGCACATTTAGCATTGAGCTAAACGCTGGCATTCTTGCCCGCATGGATATTTATGCGATTCGTAAACAACAACTGATCAGCCTCATAGGCAGCCAGCGAAAAGGCGCGTGCGCCGAACGCTGGGGAATGGCGCCTGCGCACCTGAGTCAGATTTTGTCGGACAAGACTGCGAAGAATTTGGGAGATGACGTAGCGCGGAGAATCGAGGCGATCGAGGGGCTTCCTAGAGGTTGGTTTGACTCCATATCGCCAGGTGAGTCGACGACTCCAGGCGAGGAGCTGACTTCGGGCGATGACGCAGGCGAGGCGTCCGTACAGACCGCGGCGGACCAGATAAAGCAGATGCTTTCAAAGGTCAAAGGCTTAACGAGCACCGCTCGTGACAGGATCATTGCGGCTGCTGCCGAGACGAGCAACGTCATTACCGTCGACTTCTCTCGCCCCGGCCAGGTTGGCGACGAGGTGTGGATTGCCCACTACGACGTACGTGCAGCGATGGGCGGCGGGCAGATCCCTCACGAATTCCCAGAGATGCTCCAGGACATAAGAGTCAGTCCAAAACACCTGCGCGAGATGGGCGTCATGTTCAAAGAACACTTCCATCTCAAAATGATCACCGGGTGGGGTCAGTCGATGGCGCCGACGATCAAGGACCGCGACCCGCTGCTCGTCGACATTACGATCCGGGAGTTCACAGGCGACGGTATCTACCTCTTCTCCCACGACGACATGCTGTATGTGAAGCGTTTGCAGAAGAAAGGCAAGGACCGCTTCAAGATGATTTCGGACAATAAGCACCATGACCCGGAGGACATCAGGGTGGATGACACTCACATCCTGGCGCGGGTGCTCTACGTGTGGAACGGACAACCGGTGTGACCCTATGTCCCTGACCAAGCCAAACCAAAACCTCAAGCGCGACCTGCAAGGTGTCGCCTCCGACCTCAAGTGGTCAGCCGTAGAGCTGATGAGGATTGCGGAGCGGCTGAGCCTAGCCGGGAATGAGGCGGACGCCCAGGCCGTGCTGAAGATGTGCACGGTGCTTCATGCGGACGAGGACCGGCTGGCTGGGTATGCGGATGAGGTGACGGCGGGAAAGATTTTGCGTCATGCGTAACGAGATCTACGTTCAGGAGCGGGTGCTTCCGGTGTGGAATGCTCATTAAATTTAAATGCTGAAATACCTGCGCTAAACGGGCGCTAAAACTGAGGATGATCAATTGACCATGGATTTTGTC